CATTATTAACACGAAGTAAACTTCCCATCTCAAATGGAATAGATGCAAGATTTACTGTTTCAGTATCTCTTGGTTTATCAACATCTAGCACAGTTGTACCTGGTAAATCAACATCAAATCCTTTTACATATGCACGACCAGGTGATAGTTTTACGCAGAATATATCATCACTTGGTATATTTCCTTCATCAGTTAATCTGTTTTCTGTAAATAAACCATCATTTCCAATCTCATTATTAAGAGATTCTTGAATATCAACACGAAATGGTTCGACAGAATAATCACCTGATTCATCATAAGTTCTCTTCGCAAAATATTTCTTGAGTTCACTATATGTTGAAGTATCTTGTAATTTCTTTATTTCACCTTGATCAGTTCTCATTAATTCTACGAAGTTTGTATCTTCATAGTCATCTAATGCTTTTTTAGCTAATTTAACAGATATTTTAAATCTATCGGCACCTGGCGCAGCAAAATTAGTAAATCCTTTTGCATTATCATATAATGCAGGATCATCATTTGAGTTGATTATCTCTTCAGAAATATCAAAACCAATTCTATATGATGGTGTTATAGAATATGGTTCCAATATAATAAGTGATGATGGTACATCGACAAAACTTCCACGTAAAAAATAAATTCCTGCATTTACACCAAAGGCAGTTCCTGTTGCTGTTGCATCCTCAGAAACCAGTGTTAATACAGTTTCTCCAATGGTTAATGTGGTATTACCATATGTTAGAGGTTCCTCAAGAACTAAAATTTCTCCATCTGGAAATGATGCACTTTCTCCATCTGTTCCTGATTGTTGATATTTAATAAAAATTGTAATATTTTCAACACCTTCTGCTGGAGGTAATATAAAATTTTTAATAACTGCAACTGTGCCTGAAGATTGACCTCTAACTCTCAGTCCTTTACCACCATTTGATGCTATAATTTCATTTAAATAAACTGAAACATCAATACCGAGATGTGTATCGTTTATTTTTGCAGCAAAATATGAATTATCAAGTTCAATGTTACCTGGTATTACCATTGAACCTTCTTTAAAGATATGCTTACCAAAAGACTCAACTTGATTTTGTAAAAGAGACTGTAGACCAGTTAATTCTCTTGCCTGTACAGGATAACCAGGTTTGAATAGTATTTTGTAAAAATTGTCATCCTTATTAAAGTCATCATAATAAGGTGATATATTTAAATTAGTCTTTTGTGGCATTTTAGAATTCTAGTATAATTTTAATATCTTCCTTTTGACGGGAGTTCCTAACAATTAATGGTCTGTTATCCAAATAAACAACTTCTCCTGACCCTTTATTTATCTCAGAATTAGAAAGTCCTGAAATAAAGTTAACTCCCAAGTTTATTAATTTATTACCTGATGGGTTTGTTGTTATACCTGAGAAATTGCGAGATATTGAACCAGAGAAAAATGATGATTTACCCTCGATGTTATTTGCACCAACAACCGACTCAAATTGATATATTCGACCAGCAGTTGAAATACCAGCATAATCAGTATGATCATAAGTTGTACGATTGAAGTTGAGAGAGCGATCTCTAAAATACTTCAATACTTTTGTTTCAGAATCATAAGATGCAACGTATGCTGTTGCATTTTTACCTGTATTTGGTGAAATAGTTAAAACCTGTTTAATCTCCTCACCAACTTGTGGAACTCCAGTAACAGACTCAAATTTAAGTGCTTGTAAAGATGAATATGTATTATCTGTATAAGTTACAGACGTACCTACTTTAGTTGGATTTTTTACAACTCCAACCTGTGCAAATTTTGTATCAACTGGAAAATCTTTAGTTGAATCGTCAAATCTTGCGTAAACAATTACTCTATCAGTTCCGAGTTCAGTATATACATTATGACCGTGCCCTAATCCTGGTGGAATTATAGGAACAAGTTTAGCACGACCAGTAGATGTACTAACACCACTACTTAATGTTCCTAAATCTACAATACCATAACTATAACCTTTTCCTCCTGCACTAACCACAACATCTGTAATTGAACCATTTACAACATCAACTCTTGCTTTTGCTCCTTCACCATCACCTATAATATCAACTTCTTGACTTAAACCATTTGCATATCCACTACCAGAATTTTCAATATAAACATGTTTTATTTGATTTTGATTTACCTCAGAGTCTCCATTTTCACGAACCGCTCTGATTTGAGAATCTTGGCTAGAGGTCCAACTATTTGGAACAGTAATAAATTCAGTTGAGTCAAATTTAATAATGTCACTAGGTGAAACAGTGAAAAGATACTTCCAAAGATATCCGTCACCGCTATTTCCTGCCTTGGAAGGTTCCAAATCAGTGAAGGTTGGCTCATCTTGGGAGACATTTCCAAGCGGGTTAGAACCTGTTGATCCATTATCAATACAAACGTAAACTTTGAAGTCGGAATTAAGTACGTAGTAGTTCGCATCATATAACCTATTTGCTTGTGTTAATGGACTTGGATTTTCGACACTATAATCATCTCTATAAATTTCATATCTACTACCAGCAACCCAGTCTACTCTTCTTATAATTCTTCTAATATTCGCAGATGATATTTTCTTACCAAACATCATCGTATCACCTGTATGAATACGATATGAAAAACTATCAGTCGGTGCAGGTGTAGATGAGTTCCAATCAGAAGATCTTCCATAACCAACAAGAGACCCTGTTCCAGCTGGATTTGGTAATCCAATAAAAACGTAATATGAATTATTGATGTTTTCTACTGACTCAACAAAGTTGTTAGCATTCAGAATTCTAAATTGATCAGTAATTATCGCTGACATTGTTAATTAACTTTTTCTTTTTATTTATAGAGGTAACGTAATCAAATTCCAAAGACCCTGATAGCACCTGATGATCTTAGACCTCTCAGTGAACCTGCAGTGTAGTTCTTTCTTTGAATAGTTGGGAAGGTAGTCAAACCAGTATTAACTGTAAGACCAGTGACTCCTATAGAGATTGGTGAGTCATCACGAGTTGCATTGTATAATCTACCCCAAGAAATTTTACCCAATTCAGTACTGATACCAGGATTTGTATTGTCAAAATTTCCAGTTTGTGCAATACCTAATATTGAAGAGGTGCTATTTGTATGAACGTTACAAATAATTTCACCGTTTTCACCAAGAGAAGCTACGTTATGCACCTTATAGATGTTGTCTACAAATGTAGTTCCAATTCCAACGACTGACGAGTCTTGACTATCAACTGAAGTTACTCCATTTCCTACTGAGGTGTCTTTGATAAACACTGGATAATTTACAAGTAAACTATTTGCTGCTTTGTCTGCCCTGAAGAAGAACTTAAGTGCTAATGGATGTCCACCAGTTCCTGTAGTTGTTGTGATACCTGTAATAATACCAGTAAATCCTTCAACATTATCAATTGATGTCACCTTCTCAGTTTCAAATGTTGGTAATTCAACTAACACTTGTGGAGGTGTTAACGCTGAGTATCCTAATCCTGGATTAGTAATAGTTGTACTTGTTATTGCACCATTAGATATAGTTGCTGTTGCTATTGCTGTTGTTCCAACACCAACAGGAGAACCTATTGTAATTGTTGCAGTTCCTGTATAACCTGAACCACCATCAGCTATTGTTAATGAGGAAATAGTTCCGACACCAGATACATTAGCAGTTATAGTAGCACCAGTTGGAATTGCACCAGATGTAACTAACGCATCCACAGAATTGAATGCTAAATTATAATCACCATCACTTTCATTAGGTGCACTTGATGATAAATGATCTCCTTTTTCGTAGAAGAATACTTCCGCATCATCAACAAATATACCATTAAGATTACCTACTCCTGATGATTCAGTGAAATCTCCTATAATTTTTGAAGTTGGGTAAATTTGAGGTTCAAGAATCTCTCTTGACTTATCAATCTTCTTACCATTTAATACAATATCAACTTTTTGTTTTGTCCATCTAATTGGTTTATTATTATTTTCGTCAATACCACGACCAGTGTAAATATCAGTTTCAACAAGTTTTGCACCTAATAGAGCATTTATTGTTCTTTCGTCCTGTTGTGAAGTTGTAAGTCCTACAGGATGTTTGAATACTCTTAATTCATCACCAATTTTTACTGTTTGCTGAATATCTGCTACATCAACGTCTACTCCTTCTTGACCTTTGTAGAAGAAAATATCTACCTTTGCTTCTGCTCTTGGTGCCTCTTCAAATTCAAATGTAGTACCACCTTCAAATTGATATGATTCACCAGGTTTCTGTAGTACACCATTTACAAATATTAGTAAAATTGCATTTAAGTCTATCAACTGAGAACGTGAGTTTGTGAGATCCTTCTCAAAACTTAGTAACTGACCATTGAAGAATAATGGGAATCTCTTTCTTGCACCATCTTGTAAGTTCTTGATAGTATCAATAAAGTCTAATTCACCAAACTGCCAAGCAGAGAACTTATCACTGAATATTTGAGTTACCTCAAGTTCAAACTCTTGAATAGGTGCTGATAGATGAGCAGCAGTAACTAACCCAACAGGTTTAAACTTATCACCAACTTTGAACGAATGACCAGGTCTAGCAATAGTAAATTCAGATATTTCAAATGTTGTTGAACCGATACCTACAGTTGTTTTTGCAGCACTAACTTTTACATCAACTAATAAGTTTGAACCTGTGTCAGTTGTTGCACCAATTCCTTGTCTTGATATACCAATTACTGGTAAATTATCATAATTTGGTTCAGGGATTATAATTTCAGGATTTACATAACTTGTACCAGCAGAAACAATATT